ATCTGGGTTAATCAATGTTTCCAGCTCGTTAATATCAGCCTGTAACAACATGTCGGCATCTAAAAACACACTAATGCCTTGGAAACCTGATAACGCCGGAACCAGGTAACGCGAATAAGTAAAATCAGTTAAACCTGTTCGTGTAATAGGTAATGTCGGCAAAACCAACGGCACAACAGCTAATGGTCTGCTGGTGCGCCTGGTGATTGACCATTGCAACACGTTAAAAGCTACCGGCTGTCTTGGATCTATGCCTATATAAACTCTCATCGTCTCGACAACAAACCATCTAATTGAAAACGACCGTCCACCTCATCCTCATAAAAAAGCGGTAAATTTAACGCCGCTCGTTCTATTGCGTGTTGCGCCGCTTTGTCTCTAATTGATTTAGGTATGTTTCTGGCGTTGCCTTTTACTACCATGTTTTGCAGTATTTTTATTTCTTCGGCTGTTAGCGTTGGAACGATTAATGGATACGGTTGACCGCCTAATACCTCATCATTATTAGTGCTCAATTCAGTCATGACAGAGTTATCAACAAAATTAGGTATTGGGCCTAAAAAACCTTGCTGTGATTTTTTACTTCCAGTGATCCTTGTGTTGTTAGCGCGATTCGTAGATAACCCAGATTGTTGCTCAAACATACTAGGCTGATTTAATAATCCGTAAAACTTCACCCGACTTTAACCTCGCCAGTACGCGTATTGCGTAAACTGTTAATAATTGAGTCTCGGATGGCTAAGACAGCTTTTTCAGTGCCTAACTCTGGTCTGCGGTAAAACTTCACCGACTCCCACCAGGGACAATCGCCCGCAATGCCTTCGTGAAAATGCGGTTGGTCATGGACCAATACCATCGCTGGCTTGCCTAACGCTCCGGCTAAGTGGTAAATCGTTGTCGGTACTGATACCACCATATCCAAACAATTAACTAATGCCGCCTGGTCGTCGTAATTATTTGACATTGAACCCCAGGGCCAATCGTGGATCGTAATGCCTGTTTCTTTTTTAAACTGGTTTATTTCTTCGGTGCGGTCTTTGTATTCCAAGCTAACAAACGTCGCATCGAGTTCTAGTATTGGTTTTAAGTCATGCAGCGTAAGGTTTCTGTTTTTCCAACCATCTGACTTGATCGCGCCACCTGTCCAGGCGATGCCGATCTTTGGCTTGTTGTGTCCTTGCGCGGATAACAACCCAGCCCATTGAATCTCTTTTTGTCTGCGAGGCTTTAAGAATTTGCCTCGTTGCTTCATTTCAGCATAAGGCATGAAGCTCGCCATCGATATTTGATGCGTCGCTTTGACGCGCCCTTTAAACTCACTAAACTGCGCTCCATGTACTTCGGAAAACGGAAACGATAAACTGAACAGCGTTTCTAGTTTTGGGTTGCAAACAATTTGCGATGGTGTAATCGGACACGCTGACATATAGGCTATCTGATCGCCTAACCCTTGCTCGCCGTACACTAAAACGCTAGCGTCTTTCTCGCCTTTCCATTCAGGCAGGCCATAATCTTGCAACTCGCGTTGCGTGGTTGTGCCTAATTGTGATCTGTATAACTTCCATCCTGTCTCCCAATCACGTTCGTGCAATGCAGCAAACGCCAGTGAGGTTTTAGGTTGGTGGTGATCTTCTAACTCTAGCGATAAATTGGCGTAATGCTTGGTCTTTTTGAAGTTATAGCCTTGAACATACGCACTGGCTAATTGTCGATACACAATGGCTTTATTACTATCCGGCTCGTTGTCTGGCATTAAATCAAGCGCCTGGTGCAAGGTTTTACACGCTTCACTGGCTTCTTGTAATACCGCTTGGACAGAACCAAGCAACAACAAATTACGCCAGGTCTTGCTTTCACTTACCGCCGCAACCGCTATCGGGTAAGCATAAGGCGCTTTCCCAGCATCAATTAAAAAACGCGCTAAGGTTGTCCAGGCTTCGTGATTGGTTGGATCTTCGGAAAGAACCTTTAATAACCCATGACCTGCAAAATCTAAATCGCCGTATTCAATTGCTTTATCGCAATCAGCCAACAACTCAGACACGCCCTGTACCTGTCCTCAAATACGCCCAATCACGATCGTTTAATAACTTCTTAACCGCAGGCAGGTGATCTTTATTGTATATATCAACGCCTAGCTCTTTCTTCCATTTTAAAATAACGGAATTAGGAACGCTCGCCGCGTGCCACCAGTTGTTTTTTATGCCACGTTGCGCCACTTCATTTAGACCTTTAGCGCCACCGTTGCCTTGATTTCTAGCAGCTTTATTAGCTTCGAGTACCGGCGCCACATCTTGCACTTCCGCTATAACGGTTTCTTTAGTGTGGTGGTCGTAATCGTGCCAGGTCTGAATGCCAGTATCAGCATCGTAATCAAGTAATCGTTTCATGCGTGAGTTTTAGACTTGTTGCCAAATGTCGCGTGCTTGCCCATTTGAGACATGGTTTTTTTGAAGTTTCCGGTATTTTTCATGTCTTGCTTGCCGCTTTTCTTAAAGTTCTTTAATGAACCTTTTTTAGAGTCCGATTTCATAATTCACCTCGTAAAATAGATAATGGGGGCCTTTCAGCCCCCATCAGGGGAAATGTCGAGCATGGAGTCCCGACATTAATTTGCGTATTGCTACGCTGGGTTATGTAGTCGTGTAGATCTTTCCAGACGCCGCTTCGTTCAATGACGAAAGCGTGTACTCAGAAATAATCATAGACCTGTCTGAGTCACCAGTTTTACTTAGTGCTTCAGTTTGGATAGGTCGCAGATAATCAACACTCCAATAGTCCATATCAAGCGCATAGACATTTACCGCAGACATGAAACGGTTAGCTACAATTTGTAACTGCCCAAAGTCTGAAATGTAAATGTCAGCCGCACCGACGATTGAACCTGGCGCCACTGGGCCATTAGGCTGCACATCTCGGAATTGAGTTCCGATACCTGCAAACGCTGAGGCTAACTGCTTGTTTGCGCTTCCGCACATAACAACACCAGGATTACCGCCTGAGTCCCAGACAGACGCTAGACATGCTTTTAACTGTACTTCGCTAAAAGCCGCCGCTGTTCCCGGAGTCGGGGCAGTTGCCGGAGCGCCAGAAGTCGTCGGAGGTGTAGTAGTATCTGCACCCGATTTCGCCTGGTTAGTTGATAGCCACGAACCGATGCCAGCTAATTGTCGAGCGGTGGTTGCCCCACCTGCCGTACCGATTTGAAGGCCAGTTAAAGCTGTCTCCATATCGCGTTTTAGCTCGCGTCCAGATTTTGAGATCTGATAGCTCATTTCATCAGCTCGGCCTGCCGTTGAAACGCTTTGCAATGTTCCAGTAACGCGAGGCACTTTAGTGCTGATCTGTGTGTAGTTACCTAGACGATTAGTCGCTACCGCTGTATTAGTGGTTGCGTCGTCGCCTTCTATTTGTGCGTTAAGCGCAGCAGCCGTTAATGAGTCTGTTTGCCACTCATGGAAAGTTGCTGTCGCACTACCGCGTTTTGCATTGGACAAAAACGGCGTATCCATAGGCGATATGTCGTAAATAATGTCCGATAAGTCCTCTCTCTCGCCTACTGCGAGGAAAGTTGTAAAAGTACCCGCTGGTGTAGCCATTAGGTTGACTCCTCTATTTACTTAGTCGATGTTTGATCAACGCCGCCGCATCTTCAGTTGAGCCTGATTTACGCAAACTCTTTCTTAACGCGCTTTCTGCGGTGACCGCTTGTTGTGCTTTCGAGCGTTTGGCACCAGGCGTTAAAACCTTAGAACCTAACTTAAGCACTTTCTTTTTGGCTACATCCGTTTTTCTCATAGACTTGTCGTACATCATCGCTTTGTGCGCTAACACAATAGTGCGGTGATCGTAGGAGCTGTCTACGTCTTGCTGGCTGTAACCTTGATCGAGTAAATAATTGACTAGCTCGGCCTGCTCGGCTTGGCGTGTTTCGTTATTTTGCCACGATGGTATGGCTGTCGTTAAAGCGCGATCCTCTCGCTCTAAAACTTGGCCTAATTCTTTTTGATGCTGTTCACTAATAGCCGCTTTGCTTTGCTCGTATGCTTGAGCGGCTTGTTGTCGCATGGCTTGTAGTTTGCCATTGCGCTCTTGAAATTCTTGTCGTTTAGCCGTCCATTCGGTTGGATTGTTGATACGCAAACTGTCCCAATCGACAGACTGAAATTCAGCCTGTAATGTTTGCTGGACCTGGTTTAAAAACATCGCGCCTTCTTGCGCTTGCCTTTCCATTGCCTCGGCCGCTTGTTGTTGTTGCGACTGTAACTCAGCTTTCAACGCTTCGCTTTCTTGCGCTAACCGTTGCGCACGCTCGTTGTTCTGAAACGTGTCCTTCCATTCGCCTAAGCTAACTTCTTTGCGCTCGCCATTAGCGTCGGTGATCGGAATCGAAACATTGTATAAATCAGCTGTTTCTACGCCTAAATGTTCAGCCAAGTCGCTAATCGAGCTAACCTCTAACGCTTCTTCTTCAACCGCTTCTGCCGTTTCATCACTTGCTTGTGGCAGTTCTTCGGCTTGCTCGGCTTGTTCTGGTTGCTCGGCTTGTTCTGCTGGTTGTTCTGTTTCAACCGCCTCTAGTTGTGGCGCTTCTGGCGCTGTTTCTACCGGGGCTGCCTCAGCTGGTGCTTCTGCTACCGGCTCTGGCGCTAAACTTGCGCTAATTCGTTCTTCGATACTTGGTTGCCTCTCAGCCATGATGTACTCCTTTCCGCCTCTCAGCGTGTTTTATCAAGTTCCATTTGTGCCATCTTGCCAGTCGTCAATACGCTTTCAATGTGGCTAAACACTGAACGCGATGCGACTAGCATCTGGTATATTTTTTCTCGTTCCTCACTTTGATTCATGCTGGTGGTTTGCCAGGCTTCTAGTAAATTGTTGGTAATCATTTCTTTAGTTTCGATGAACAACGGATTGCTCATTAAAATTTGCGCTTGATGCGCACGCTCACGCTCTTTGATTAAATTGTTTTTATCCAATTTGCGTTACCTGGCCAGACTCATCACGAATAATAGGTTGGTCGCCTACTTGTATAATTAGCCCTTGTTCATCACGCACAATGGTTTTAGGCGATGATGAGCTTTGGGAAATAGCGTCAATCCGCTCGGCTATCTCTTGATTCTGCGCTAACAAACTCCCAATCAGCTCCCGCATTTCAGATAAATCGACCGGCGATTCCGCCTTAGCTTCCGAGGTTACTAGCTTAGTGATGTTGTCTAACTGCGCTTTGTATTGCGCGACCTCACTACTGCGCTCGGACTGCACCGCATCTAACTCTAAGTTCAAACGCGCCAGGGCTTGCTCGGTGTCTTGTTTTTCCATTTGGAGCTCTAAACTTGCAATCTTAGCGTCCGAATCGTTGGAGTTCTTAAACTGTGTTAATTGCGCTTTCATCCGTTCAATGTCAGCTTTTAACTGCGTTTCTTGCATGGTCAACTCTTGCTCGCGCATCTTTAACTGCTGCTCCATCTGCATTTGTTGCATTTTGACCTGGTTGGCGTCGAGCTTGCTTTGCGCTTCCATCATTAACGCTTGTGCGTGAGTCTTAGCTAACTCGGCCTGCACATCGGGCTGCGGCGGCGCAGGTGGGATAGTTCTGGGATCTGTGAAATATGCACTTGGCTCTAAGCCAAACGCATCGGTCATATCAGCTAACGATTGATACAATTGATAAGGCTGTACGATAGAACCTAACCCACCGGCCTGCACTTGCTCCATCTGTTTCGCCATGATTGAGTCAAGCGCTACCATGCGTCTTTCGCGTGATACCGTACCAACTCCCACCGTAATCGTGGTATTGACTCGCTCACGCCATTGCGCAGGATTAAACGTACCAAACTGGCCCGATACATTGACCACCATTTCTTTATCCTGGTGCGTCATTAATAATTTATGGATAAGTTTAAAGACTGTTCTAAATCCAACTTCAGCAACAATGCGTGCAATCAGTTCGATTTTCATGCGTGCCGAGTCATACGCTAGAGCCGCAACGCCTGTATTAACATTGGCTAAACTGTTCTTGTCTAAGCCAGCCACCTCATTGCCTACGCCCGTACGTTGTTTACGCACCTCATCCAGGTAATTAACCATGTTATAGGCTTCTGGAGGCAGGCTATTGTGTGGCATTGGCGTGATGTAACTGCTTGCACCGCCATCGCCTTTAAACCGCACCACGCCCCCAGGACGCGAGGTTAATAAGTCATCAAGGTTTACATGTTGATCATTAACTGCCGTTCTGCTGTTGTTTGCTAGATAGGTGTTATCGAGCATCGAGCGCGTTAAGGTTGATTTAATTAACTGCAAGTCCATTGTCAGGTCTGCAATCGACATACCGAAAAACTTGTGTGGCATTAAGATTGGGCTAACGCAAGCAAACGGCACAAAATCAACTGGTTCAATACTTAGCAATTGGCTAGATGATGAGCTGTAATTGCCGCCAGCCATGCAAACTTTTAATAATTCTGCGATGCCATCGCCGTCCCTATCCACATCAACGTAGCACTCGCTGATCCAGTACATCCGCATTGACTCGGTTTCTGAGTAGTCGAACGGCATTTGCTCGTCAGTATCATTGCGCCTGGCCAACTCTTCCGGCGTCAATACGTCGTCGTCAAACGGCAGACTGCGGATGGTGTCAATGTCATAACCCATCTGCACTAATTCAGTAAATGATTTTTGCGTTCTGTGGTAGCAGAAGTTAGTGTCCTCGGCGTATGGGCTTCTAGCATAACGCGCTATACCAAACTCTTCCGGCGGTACAGGCTCTATACGTATCCGGCCTTTTGAGACTGTTTCCCTAAAAGTACAATTAAGCACGCCAGGCTCAGTTTCCTCAATCTCTAACAGCTCCCGCTCGACGTTTGGATCCATCATTAATTGGCCAAACTGGATCTCATCTAAGCCGGTATAACTTTCTTTTGATTCTTCCGGCGTATCATCCCAATATATTTTTAATATGCCGGTCTTAGACAGTAAGGCGTCTTTAAGCATGGTATAGGTGTTGTAGAAGCCGCGATTCTGTTTCCAGAAAACGTGATTGACCACCTCAGTTTCAATCTTAGCTTGCTCAATGTCGTCTCCGTTGACTGGGTCAAACGACACCATGTTATCTACATCAGTGAATATGCGGACCAGAGACGGCAACATCCACTCGACCGTTTCCATTACTTCGCGTGTTACGACACTAGAACGACCTTCGACCTCGTTTCCATAAGGCTCGCCGTAATAATAATCTAGCGCTTCTGCACGCTCGTTTGATATATCACCACCATCACGCCCTGCCGCGTTGTCCATCTCTGATCGACATATCGCCGCAATCTGGTCGTCGGTTACTGGTTGTGCTTTAGCCATTAAACTATTCCTTGTTCGCCGTAATCCAACGGCTGCCAACTAATATTCGGTGCTTTAAACATCGCACCATAGCGAAACGAATCAGCGGCGTGAGACGCCCAATCGTGCTTCGGTTTCAATCTGAATGTTCTGTTCTTGTCGTCGTACTCGGCTCGATACTGGCGTAACGCATCTAAACCGCGCTTACACCGCAACTCATCAAACCAGCAATTCTTGAGCATCCGGCGTACTGCCTCGATGCCATCCTCAACTCTATCTGCCGCCATTACGTGCGGCTCTATGCCTAACGTCTGCAATGTTTGGACTCGTGTTTTGCCTGTATCTAACGACCTGGCTTTCACATCATGCGGGAATACATGGTGCGAATACTGATAGCCGCCTTGTCGCTTGTCATCAAGTAATTGCGTGTAGTGGCTTAACGGCTCGCCTGAGTTCTCGTAGTAATCAATCAGCCGTACTTCAGTCCCAACACGTTGGGCAAACCAAATAGCTGTACTGTCGCCAATGCCTAAGTCCCACCAGGTTTCAACTTCTAACGCGGTATCGTGAGCCACTTTGCCTATACGGTTTTCTGTCTCTGCTTCCTCAAGCAATCGACCGTAATAGGAACCCATGACCGCCGCTTGCCAGGAACACTCAAACTCTTGTCGGTATTGTTCTTCGGACATTGCTTTTTTAGCAGCGTCTAATTCTTCCTGCTCGACGTATTCAGTATCACTGGCTTTATGCAGCCTGACGTACCAATCCGAATCGTCTTTAACGTCTTGGTACATGTCATAAAAAGCATTGTGTCCCATTGGCGTTCCAATAAAGATGGCACCACCTTTCCTATCAGCTAATGCTGGCCTAATGACTTCTGGCCATAACCGCTCTGACATCTGCGCGTATTCATCCATCACGCAATCATCAAGATAAATGCCTCGCAACGTATCTGGCGAATCACCACCATATAAGCTAATGCGTGAACCGTTAGGGAAATCAGCCCTTAACTCGGCTTCGTTGTACTTGATGCCAGGGATAGGTCGGGAGAATGTTTTAACCATATCCCAAGCAACACTCTTAGCCTGACGGTACAAAGGCGCAATATAAGCAAACCTCGGATTTTCTTTTGTGCTAGTACAAGCCGCTTTAATCAGCTCATTCACCGCAAATACGGTCTTGCCGAAGCGTCGATGGCAAACTAATAATTTAAAACGTGCTGGGTTGTTGTGGGCTTCGCGTTGTAATGGTCTGGGGCTGTAAGGTATTTGTATTACGCTCATTCTTTCCATTCAAACGTGATCACTGGCGGTTGGCCTTCCTCACCATGAATTGCTTGTGCTGGCTTCCCATCCACCCTATCGCCTAACTCTTTAATCGCAGGCAATTCACCATCCAATGCGAGCTCTAATAGCTTTTCAGTGACTTTGTTCAACGCATCACCGCGAGAAATACCACGTCCCTCGTATTGCTTTACTGTTCGCATTAACGCTGCTCGATACTCTCGATTTTCTTTACTAGCGTTTTGGTTACCAGGTTGTGCGCCTCTCGACCTTACTGGTTCTTTCGTATCCATTTGTTTTTTTCTACAAATTATTGATTAAATTATGTTTTTTGTGATCCACGTGGAACATCACCAGGCTTTACAGCTCCAATACCTAGCCTTAGTCTTTGGCCCAGGTGTTGCGCAGTTATGCCTAGCTCTAAAATTACTTCTGCGTCCAGGTTGGTCTTTTTTAATCCGCATATTAGGATCGCCAAATGTTACCCGGCGTACCTTCCCACCTTCCTGCACAAACACTTCGCTTTTCTTTCTGCCGTAACTGACGTCACCTTGGCGTAATCGTCTGGGCTTGTTTAACGTAACCGTCCGACCTCGATACTCGGCCATTACTTACCTACTTTCTTCATTGCAATCTTATGGGACTCGGTAAACGTCTTTCCCTTGCGCATGGCTTTACGCATTTCGGTCATATGTTTAGCAGTATGATGTTCTTTATGGCGCGCTAAAGCATTTTTCTGTCGTATTGTTAAAGCCATTATTTTTTTCTAGTTTTTGCTTTTTTTGTTGTTTTGCGAGCTACTTTTTTTGTGTTCTTTTTTGGCGGACGGCCTTTAACTTTGCCGTAAGTTCCTTTTCCCATTGGCATGATTACTTCCTTTTTTTCTTTTTAACTGTTTTTGCTGCTTTTTTAAACGATTGGGCTGTTGGAGCGCCTTTTGTGCCAGGCTTCCTCATCTTTTCGTTAGAACCTGCTTTGATTCTTTTGCGTTTCGCGTGGATATTTGAATATAAACCTGGCTTAGCCACCCTTATCTCCTACAGTAATAAAAATAACTCATCGTCATCTAATAATTTCTTTTGCCAAGAATCAGCGCGCATTTTGCTCGGACCAGCCAATCGGTTATCGATACGTTTGGTTTTGCGAGTGATTAATAAACCTAGATTCTCGTCACCTAGCGCATTGGCTAACTTAGCTTCATCAC